AAGGTCGCACTGCTGGCGCGGGTGAAGGTGACGAGGGGGCCGACAGTCTTGGTGACGGCGAAGTTAAGGTCGAGGCTTGGCACCGCTTGCGCAGCGAGCGCCAAGCTGTCACCAGCCCAGCCTGGCGTCAGCACATAGCGGAAGACCGGCGCGCCAATCATCAGAATCCAGCCTCAAGCACTTTGACGCGCAGCGTATAAGCGGTGCCGCTGGCAGGCGTATAGGCGCCCAGTGTCTCCAGCACTGCGTACAAGCTGGATGATGCTGGCTGCAATTTCATGATGCCGCCCTGGTAGTAAGCCTGCACGCGCAACATCGAACCACGAACAGCAGGCGTGCCAAGGTCGTAGCTATCCTGCCATGCTGCAGCATCAGATGTCGTGAAGGTATAGGCAGCGTTGTCAAGAATTGCGGTAGGCGCCGCCGAATACAAATGCACGCGGAATCCGGCCATGCCGGATGGCACCGTCGTATTGTTAATCAGCAGCTGAATCGATTGCACAAATACAAACGACGATGAACTTGCAGCGCCGGTCAGTTCATGAATTGCGCTAGTTGCACTGCCAATCGCATCGCCAGCGGTATAGGCGGTCGTGTTCGCCGGTCGGGTGAACGTGATACTTGGAATGCTGGCGATGGCCATGGTGCAGTAGCAGTTGAGTTCAGTCTAGAAAAGGCCCCAGCGCGAGCCGGGGCCATCATTGAACAGCTCAGCCGTACTTCTTCAGGCCAAAGCCGAAGCATGTGACAGCGCTAGAAGCGGTGCCCGTCTCAGCTGTGCAGCTCAGGCGGATGTAGCGCTTGAGGTCATCGTGGTTGAGCGTGATCACCTGCTTAGATGCAGCGTTGCCGATCGCAGTGAAGGTGCCGCCAGTCACAGCAGTGAACGTGCTGTTGTCGGAAGATTCCTCAATGCGGAACGTCAGATCAGCGCCAGCGCCAGCAGCGGTGCCGGCCAGGATGATCTGAATGTCGCCGTCGTACTCAAGGAGATCGACGCCGGTCTGGTTGCCGGTAGCGGTGATGGTGGTAGTAGCCAGCAGCGTGAAATGCTGCAGCTTCTCAAGTGTCTGTTGGAAGATTGCCATTGGTCCTCTTGCGGGTGGATTTGCGGGAAGGCTGCGGGCAAACTGCCGGGGCCGGCTCCACAATCGGAGCCGGCTGCGCTTTGCCCATGTTGATCAGAGCGGTGGCGTCCGATTGCTCGGTATCAACCACCTGCCCTGCCTTGACAGCCACGCCCCTGATGGACGTGTCCTTAAGGATTTGAATCAACATCACAGGGTGTTGTTGCCGCGGCAGAAGCCTTCAGGGTGACGGACCGCAAAGTCCACATCCTGCAGTGCCACCACGCGCACAGTGCCGCTGGTGCTGTGGGTGTAGGGATCCACGGTGAGATCCAGTCCACTAAACATCGCCATGATCAGCTGGCTCCACACCGCGAAGAAGATGTCGCCAGATTCAACCTGATTGCTGACGACGGCGCTGTAACCGTTGACAGTGCCGCCAGGCTCGAACACGTAGGCGCCGGTGTCGGTGCCCTTGTCCTTGGTCTTCAGGTTGCCGCGCATGGTGGCATTCATCAGATACGCCATGGCGCCGATGTCGGCGTTATCCGCGGCGATCTTGGATTCCATGCTCACCACCTCGGCATAGGTCGGGGTGGCGGCACCGAAGTCCTCGGTGTTAATGCCAGTGGTCAGCTTGATGCCAAGCGGCTGGCTGGTATTGCCCAGGCCGTAGAGGCCAACGCGGTCGATCTCAAGCGCCAGCACAGTGGCAAGATCCTGGCGGATCATCTGCTCCACGTCGATGCTGGCCTGCAGCATCAGGCGGCGGCTGTAGTCGGTAAAGGCGCCTACGGTTTTTGGTGAAAGATTCACCTGGTCGACGGTCTGCTGTGTCTCGGTGGGCGAACCAGATTCAGCCACCCAGTAGGCGGTCGCCGCAGCGGTTTGGCGGGGAATTGCCACGTTGCCGGTCAGTCCGGTCAGGCTGGTAACACCCAACCCGGCCAGTGCCGAGCGGTTGCGCAGCAGTTCGATGAAGCTGCCGGGGCGGAAGTCAGTGCCGACCAGATCGCCAGCGCCGGATGCGGTACCAACGGTCAGATCACGGCGCAGCACATCGCTGGGAACCATGATGCCCTGGCTGGGCTTGCCGGCACGCTGCTGGGCAGCTTCCGAGCACTCACGTTCGAACGCTGCGGCTTCCCAGGCCTCGCGGTTGTTGGGATTGGCCAGTGCGTTGATAGCGCGCTGGAAGGAGAAGCTGCGCACTTCGCTGGCGCTCATGCCGATGTCAGCGCTGCCGCCGATCGGTTGAACAGCAGCAGCCGGTGCAGCGTGCTGCTTAGCGGAGCGCTTGCCGATAGCAGCCAGCACATCCTTCATGGCATCAGCTTCGCTGGCGCCACGTTCGATCAGGCCCTGGGCCAGATCATCAGCCTTGTGCTCACGGCAGAGTGCCGTGATGGAGGCAACGCGGGAGCGCTCATCGGCCGCAGCCTGCGCCCGCACCGCCTCGAGATCGAGGGAAGTGTCTTCCATTGGGGGGTTAAGGGGTTGGGTTTGGGTTGCGGCCGTAGCCGCTCCATCGGCTTCGAGACTTCTCCCGATGCCAATGGTTGGATCGGCAGGAACGCCGACAATGGACACCTCGTAGGGACTCCACGATGTGGCGACGAAATCGCCGCTGCGCTCCTCCATCTGATTGATGGAGTACCCGACAGAGACATTCCGAAGAACGCCATCTGCCACGTCGGCCATCACCTCCTGCGCGAACGCATTGCGGCTGAACTTGACCGACACCATGCCGCGCTTCTTCTCGCCATCCAGCCAGGCACGCTCCACCACGCCAACCACACGGCTGGTGTCGTGGTTGAACAGCAGCGGCGCACCATCAGCCAATCGGCTCAGGTCAACCGCTCCGCGCTCATGGCTCAGCACTTCATTGCCGAAGTAACGCTGAACCGGATACTCACTGGAGAAGCTGAACTCCATCGTGCGCTCTTCGCTGATGGCGCTGCCATCCAGCTGCGCCGCCCGGCGATACGTCTGGCCTTCCAGATCACGCATCAAGTCCATTGCTATCTCCATCCTGGCTCAGGCTATCCAGTCCGAGTTGGTCATCTTCTGAGTCGGCGGCCTGCACGTTGTCAGGCATGTAGGCATCTTGCGGAATGATTGATCCGGCCGGTCTTGCTTGTGTCAATCCGGCCTTGCTGACCTTGCCTGCATCAATGTCCAGCGTCAGTCCTAGCTCTTGCGCGCGTTCACGCTCAGCAGCCAGTGCCACCAGCAGCTCGTCAAGGTCGCCGCCCTGCTCAGCCACGATCTGCGCCTGGGTGGCAAAGCCGCACCGCACCGCATCCTTGTAGGCGTTCACTTCCTTCTCAGGATCAACCCAGCCCCAGCCGCGCCCGATCCACTTCGCGGAGTCATACATCTCTGGCATTTGCTCATAGCCAGGCAGATCCAACTGGCCAACGGCTACAGCAGCGCGCATCCACTGCTCAAACACCGGCCGGTGCAGGTGCTCAATCATGAACTGCTGCAGCGTCCGCCAGTGCTCGCGCGACTCGAGCAGTTCCAGCCGGCTGCTGCTGTAGTTGGTCTGGCTGTAATCGGCCGACAGCGACGGATACGGCACCCCGGTGGTGGCCGCCACTGCTCGCAGCATGGCTCGCATGAACGGTTCAAACTGACCATCCGGTGCGTCCAGCGTTGGCACGTTGACCGATTCACCAGGCGCCAGGTACTTGAAGACGCCAGGCTCAAAGTTGCTCACGCGCTCGTCTTGGTACACCTCATCACCCTGAAGCTCACCTTCAGGGCTGGTGATGAAGCCCATCAGGCTGCTCGCCGCACGGGCGCGCACAACCTCAGCTTCCTCGTACCCAGCCAGGTGATGCAGCCGCTTGATTGCCGCGGCGAACATCGGGACGCCTCTCGTCTGGCCCGGCCTTTCAATCATCGCCAGGTGCAGGATCTCAGCTGCTGGCACCTCAACCAGCTGATGCCCGAGGCCGTTCTGAATGTCGCCCGGGTGCCGCGTGCGGAACGCATAGCTGAGCGGCCGGCCCCACCGGTCCACCTTCACACCCATCCGCCATTCGCTGCCATCAGGCGCTGGCCCGTCGTTCTTGTCTTCCTTCACCAGGTCGGCCTCGAGCACCTCAAGCGCCAGCGGCACGCTGCTGCCACCAAATGCCTGCGGCACCATGCGGATGAACACCTCACCGCTCTCGGCCATTGCCTGAATCGCCAGCCGGCTGATCTCGACAAAGCTCAACCGGCCGGCGGTGTGGCATGTGCTCGGCCGGCACCACCGATCCCAGGCGGTTTCAATCTGACGGTTCAGCCGTTCATCCAGCCGCCCGCCACCACGCTGCATCGGCACCTGCGCCTGCAGGCGGATGCCATGGCCGATCACGTTGCAGGCAATCGCGCGCAATGCCTGCCGCGCGTAGGCGTTATCGCGCACCAGCTGGCGGCTGCGGTTGCGCAGGCGCACCAGGCTGCTGTTGATCTCAGCGTCAGCGCTGGTGCTGCTGGTCACCCAGTCGGAGGTCAGCCTGCTGACTACCGCGCCTTCATACGCACGCCGGCCGCGACTGGCTGCTGGCTTGGCTTGCTTGCGCTGTCGCTTGCTCATGCGCCGAACCTCACGAACAGATTGCGCGGATCACCAAGGCCCGCAGCCACCTTCTCGGCAGCACGCTCCCTGGCAACGATCGCCTTCAGCTGCGCTTCGCGCTCCATCAGCTGCGCCAGGTCGATCGCGGTGAAGCTGCGGCTGCCGATGGTGTATTGCTTGGCGCCCTTCACCACAATCGCCCGGATTGCAGCCTGCACTGCCTCGAGGTCCTGCTCGGCCTGGCTGCGGCCATCAAATGCCGCCGGGTTGCTCACATAGCTCAGGCTTGGCATCACCTCCGTGATGCCGCTGCCCACCGTGATCACCGTGGCGCCGCTGCTGATCCTGCTCTGCCAGCTCCACACGCCCGCATCAAATCCCGCACTGGTGCCAGCTGGGATTGCCATTAGCCAGCCGCCATCACTGCGCGCTGTGCCCGTAACCGTGGCGCCTTCGTTGGTGGCGTTGAATCTCAGAAACGTCGTGAAGCTCCAGCTGGCTGATGTAGCCGCTGCACCGTCAAGATCCAACGCAGCCGGCTCAATCCACTGCACCGTGTCGCCAGCTCGAATTGCCGCCGGAACTGTCATCGCAAAGCCTCCCGGCTCAGGCTATGAATCACCAGCCGGAGACAAATCCTCCAGGGCGTGATGCCACTGCCGGCCGCCGCTTTGCAGTTGGTGCTGGCTGGCTGCCCTGCTGCCCCAGCTGCTGCTCCAGCTGCTCCCACATTGTTGCCCTGTTGTACCGGCGGGCCACGAGCTGCAATGCCGCATAAGCCATCCGCGTGCAGTCGCCGCCTTCATCGCGTGCGCCTGATGGCAGCACCCAGCTGTAGGTCGTCTGGCCCTTGTCGCGCTTTGGCATCCGCTTCCACGGGAACAGCTCAGCCAGGAACTGGTCCGTAGCCGCCATCCCGAAATGCAGATAGCCAGGCCCGGGCTGCTCATTGCGCAGCCTGCCCTGCAGGTGGTTCACGCTGGCGTCGTAACCCACGTTGTACAGCAGCACGCCGCGCTTGGTCACACCTTGGTTCTTGCGGTTCACGTCCACCGGCACGCCACGACCAATCAGCGGTTTGCCCTTCTGGTGTGCGCCTTTCATCGGCACCCAGCTGGATGTGCGGTTGCGGCACCAATCACGCACTTCATGCGTGGCATAGCCGCCATCGTCAATGCCGCCCATGGTCAGCTTGAGCTCGGTGCCATCGGCCTTGCGCCATTTGGTCTTGGCGATCTGATCCAACTGCGCCAGCGTCTCCGGTTGCTGCGGGTCGCCGTCGATCTCCCAGTGCCCCAGGTGCCAGCCTTCCTCACCGCGGCCCCAGCCCCAGACCGTCAGCACCAACCGCTCACCGCTGGTGCCGCCGCCGCCCTGCACGTCAACGCCGGCGGTGATCAGCAGCACGCCATCAGGCACTGAGTCTTCCAGGTAGCCGTTGCCGGCTGCTTCGTTCTTGCGGCGCTCGGCCAAGCCATCGCCGGTGAGCTTGCCGCTGATGCTGTCTTCCCACGGTTCACCCAGCACCGTGTTGTGGAACGTCTGCATTGCATCCGGGTCACCCTTGCGCATTGCCTCGAGCGCTTCTGCGTGCTCACGCACCAGCACGGCCCAGTCCGCCGCTGGGCTGTAGCTGTACGCCGCCCAGATGTGGAAGCTGGCCAGCCCCGGCTGCTGGCTGATCGCCGTTGCACGCCACTCGCCGCGCTCCACCATCCATCGCTTCTTGCTGTGCGGTATCAGCTCCATGCAGTTCGCGCACTGATACGTGCCAGCCGCGCTGCCTTCCTTCTGCATCTGCTCCCACCGCAGCACCTGCAT